GCTATCGACCATGCACGTCTGCAGCAGAGCCAGTGGAAAGATGCTCGCGCCGTCGTCGATGAACTCGCACATCAGCAAGTTGGTGTACGCCTCCGGGCTGTACTCGTGGCGTATTTCCTCAATATCGAACAGGTCGCAACCACCCCGCTCCGCGTCGAGGATGGTGACGATCTGCCGCCACAGCCGATCCTCACACCGCCGCCCGTGTTGCAGGCTGCCGTGGGAGGTATCGATTTTGATGTGTTGCGCAGCGGGTAAGCCCTTGTTGAAACGCTCCCCCGTCCAGAAGGTATACGCCTCATGGGCCATGCTGGAAGGCGTCGAGAAATAGGTTTTGCGCCACTTCTTGTGCAGCGCCATGCCCGAAGCGACCTTGTTCAGCTCCTCAAACTTGAACGTCCAGAAGAACTCATCAAAGTAGAAGTTACCGTGGTAGCCCTGGGCCGTCCGGGCGTTGGTACCCAAAAATGCAGCTCGGCGCCGTTGGGCAACACAATCGGGTCACCGGTTAGCTCGATCCCACAGACCTCACGCACAAACGCCAGAATGTAGCCCCTGAACAAGTAGGCCTGGTTCTTTGAAGCCGACAGAAATATCTGATTACGCCCGGTCTCCAGCGCATCAAGAAACGCCTCACGGGCAAAGTAGTAAGTGGCGCCGATCTGCCGGCTTTTGAGGATGACCCTGGTGCGCTGATTGCCCGCCCGGTACCAGTCTTTCTGGTAGTCGAAGCAGCCATCGATAAACGCCTCGCGCAGCCACTCGATCTGGTCTTCGCCGATCTCGTTTTTGACCGCTTTTCTCTTCGGCTCGCTGTTGCGCTTGGCCAGGTTCGGGTTGAGGTCGGTTTCGGTACCGCCGCCCTGGTACCGCACAATCCGCGCCTGCCGCTCCAGCTGGCGGTGCAGCAGATCGATCTCCTTAAAATCCCCGCCGGTCTTGCCCTCTTTGAGGATCAACTGCACCAGCCGGGCCTCCAGCGCGCCACCTATTCGCTCGACGTTATCCGCCCGGTCCCACTCGTCGCGGCTCTTCCAGCTGTGTAGCGTTTTCTCTTTTTCGCCCGTAGCCTCGGCGATCTCACAGACGCGCCAACCCATCCAGTACAGAAACTTGGATTGGCGGCGGGCGTCCATGGGTAATAAAGCGGTCGTAGTCATGGCCGCGATGCTGCCGCCCGCGCCCTCTACTCAGTAGCAGCCCCGCTTGTAACCTCCTGCCCTACAAGGGCGCCTCGTTGCCGCAGCACGCGCGCGTCCCGACCATGCCCCTCATTGCAGCGCATCTTTTCCCACAGGAACGCGCCCCCACGCACTGAGGATTCCCGGCATGAAAAAGTTTCGCAGTCATTGGTTCTGTGTCGCCGTAGAGGGCGCGACTACTGACAAACGCACCATCAAGCGCGCCTGGCTGGAACAGGCCGCGAAAAACTTCAACCCGGCCACCTACGGCGCACGCATCTGGCTGGAGCACTTCCGTAGCCTGCTGCCCGACAGCCCGTTCAAAGCCTACGGCGACGTGCTCGCGGTCAAGGCCGACGAGATCGATATCAACGGCCAGAAAAAGCTGGCCCTGTTTGCCCAGGTCGAACCCACACCAGAGCTGATCGCCCTGAACAAGGCCAAGCAAAAAATCTACAGCTCAATCGAAATTGACGACAGCTTTGCCGACACAGGCGAAGCCTACATCGTCGGCTTGGCCGTGACCGACTCCCCGGCCAGCCTGGGCACTGACGTACTGGCCTTCTCGGCACAAAAGCCCGAGTCCAGCCCCTTCAAAGACCGCCACTACTCCACGACCTCCATGTTTACCGAGGCACTGGAAACCACCCTCACTTTTGAAGAAGTCGAAGTAAAACCCAACATCGGCGCCCAGCTGTTCAGCAAGGTTCAAGACCTGCTCAAACGCAAAGAAGCCAAGGACGACAGCGAATTCGGCGCCATTGGCCAAGCCGTCGAAGCCATTGCCGAACATGGTAAAAGCCTCGCAGAGCAATTCACCGCCGAGCAAACCCGCAACACCGAGCTGCGCGCCCAAGTGCAGCAGCTCAGCACGGACTTGAGCACGCTCAAAACCACCCTCGGCAACACTCAGGATCACTCCCAACTCGCACGCCCCCGGTAACCGGCGGCGGCAGCCAGGCATTGGCTGAATTCTGACCTGACGGCCCACACACGCCTGCCCACGACCGGAGACACCCATGCGCAACGACACACGAAAACTCTTTACTGGCTACCTTGGCCAAGTGGCCAAACTCAACGGCGTCGAGTCTGCCGGCGCCACGTTTAACGTCGACCCGAGCGTCCAGCAAAAGCTCGAAACCAAGATTCAGGAATCGAGCGAATTCCTGGGCAAGATCAACATCATTGGCTTTGACGAACAGGAAGGCGAAAAAGTCGGCCTGGGCGTCGGCAGCACTATTGCCGGGCGTACCAACACCAACGTCAAAGCCCGCGAACCCCGCAGCATCGGCACCCTGTCGAGCGACAAGTACAAGGCCGAGAAAACTGACTTCGACACCTTTGTCACCTATCGCCAGCTCGATGCCTGGGCCAAGTTCCCGGACTTCCAGACGCGTTTGTCGGGCGCCATTGCCCAGCGCCAAGCCCTGGACCGCATTCAAATCGGCTTCTACGGCGTCAAAGCGGCTGAGCAAACCGACCGCGTCGAAAACCCGTTGCTGGAAGACGTCAACATCGGCTGGCTTGAGCAGTACCGTGTGCATGCCCCTGACCGCGTACTTCAGGAAGGTGCCGAGAAAGGCAAAATCACCATCGGCAAAACCGGCGATTTCAAAAACATCGACGCCCTGGTCTATGACGCCATTCAGTTGCTCGACCCGTGGTACCGCCGTAATCCAGGCCTGGTGGTGCTGACGGGGCGCGAACTGGTGCATGACAAATTCCTGGCCCTGGTCAACAGAGAGCAGGACGCCACCAACACCCTGGCCAGCGACCTGATCATCTCGCAACGTCGTGTCGGCGGCCTGCCGCTGTACGAAGTGCCTTATATGCCCGAAGGCGCCGTGCTGATCACCACCTTCGCCAACCTGTCGGTGTACTGGCAACTCATGGCCCGCCGCCGCTACCTGAAAGAAGAGCCGGAATGGAACCGCATCAGCAACTACGAATCGTCGAATGACGCCTACGTGGTTGAGGACTACGGCCTGGGTTGCCTGCTGGAAAACATTACCCCGGTCGACGCCGCTGAACCTTATCCAGAGAGCGAGGCTTAACCCATGGCCCTCAGCCTTGCCCAGGCCCACCAACGGCGCGCCCGTGCGGCGATGGAGTCGGCGAAAACCGCGCCCCTGCACTCAATGGCGGGCGCCACCGCCTACGAGCATCTACTTAACCAACTGCTGCAGGACCGGCTGCGCCTGAAGGCCATCCAGTCCAACGAAGGCAAAGCCGCGCTCAAGCTGCAACTGCTGCCCGAGTACATCCCCTATGTCGAGGGCGTGCTTGAAGCCGGCAACGGTGCTCAGGACGAAGTCATGACCACCGTGATGGTCTGGCGGATCGATGCCGGTGACTACTCGGGCGCACTGGATCTCGCGGCCTATGTGCTCAAGCACAAATTGGTAATGCCGGATCGCTTCGAGCGCACCACCGGTTGTTTGGTGGCAGAAGAAATTGCCAGCGCCGCACTCAAGGCCCAGAAGGCTGGCGACGACAGTTTCGACCGTGACGTGCTGCACCGCACGCTCGAAATGACCGAAGACCAGGACATGCCCGATCAGGCCCGCGCCAAGCTCTACCTGGCGTCCGGGCGCGCAACCCTGGTCGGCATTGATGCTGAGTCGAGAGGCCAAGCGGGCCAGCTGGAAGCCGGCATCGATCTGCTCAAGCGAGCGATTGAGCTGCACGACGGCTGTGGCGGCAAAAAGGATCTGGAAGGCGCCGAGCGCCTTATGAAAAAACACACGGCAGCAGCCTGAACAGCTGACGCCGTTAACCGAGCGTCCCCACGCACCCCGCCGGCTCGGAGCTGAACAGGGAAATCATCAGGGATACAGCCCTGTAATGCCCCGATCACCGGCGACCTATTTAGAGTTTGCGCATGAGCGGATTCGTAGCCAGCGGCAGCACACCCGGCGGCCATATCAACACCGACCCGTTCTGGCCGTCCATCGACCTGGACGCGCTGCGCGGCACCTTGCGCATTGACGCCAGTGTCACCCCGGCCGACTGGAAACCGCATGCATCACCGCCGCCATCAACCTCAACCGCGAGCTAAAAGACTGGCGCACGCTTCAACAGGCGGCAGGCTACAGCGAGCTGACCCAGGTGCCTGCCGAGCAGGTGCAGCAGATTTCAGTACTGGTCCACCTGTATCGCCGCGCCATTGAAGCCGGTACCGGCGCCGAAGTCTGCGAGCGTTATCGATCCTTCGACAGCACCAACAGCGGCAACAAAAACGCCGAAGAACTGACCCCCACCATCGACGACTACCGCCGCGACCTGCGCTGGGCCGTGCGCGACTTTCTCGGCATCAACCGCAGCACTGTGGAGTTGATCTGATGACCACCACCGTTCGCGCCCAGCAACACGACACGGTCGACGCCCTGTGTTGGCGCCACTACGGACGCACTGCAGGCGTGACCGAGGCGGTACTTGAAGCCAACCCCGGCCTAGCCGACCACGGCCCGTTTCTGCCCCACGGCACCCTCGTCAACCTGCCCGACGCCCAGCCCGCTGCGCCGCAACGGCAAATGGTGAACCTATGGGACTGAACCGCAGCAGAACCTCAAACCCACGCCCTTTGGACAAAGGAAAACACCCCATGCCTGAACGTCCCGACACCTGGGCCTGGCTCGCCACCTGGCTCGAACAGAACTGGCCGACCCTATATGCCGCCGCCCTGGCGTTGGTCATCGCCGCCCTGCGGGTGATGTATGGCGGCGGCACATTGCGGCGCGTGTTGATTGAGGCACCGCTGTGCGGCGCCCTGGCACTGACCGCGAGCCACGGCCTGGCCCTGATCGGCGTGCCGATTACCACCGCCCCGTTTTTCGGCGGCGTAATCGGTTTGCTCGGTGTGGAAGGCACCCGCGCTGCGGCCAGAAAGTTTTTCATCCGAAAGGTAGAACAGTCATGAACACCCTGCGCCACGGCGACCGCTCGCAAGCGGTGCGTATCCTGCAAACCAACCTCAACAAGCATGGCGCCAAGCTCAACGCCGACGGCGCATACGGCGACCTGACCGAAGCCGCCGTGCGCACCTATCAGTTGAAAGCCGGTCTGGTGGCTGACGGAGTCGCCGGCAGTAAAACCCTCGGCAGCCTGGCCGGTGGCGATTGCCAACTGCTGCTGAAAAACCATGACCTGGTTAACGCCGCTCAACGCCTCGACGTGCCGCTGGCCAGCGTCTACGCAATCAACGAAGTGGAGTCCAAGGGCAAGGGGTTTCTCGACAACGGCAAGCCGGTAATCCTGTTTGAACGCCACATCATGTATCGCCAGCTGGCCACCTCGCGCCACAAGGGTGACGACCCGGCCCAGCTCAAGCAGCACGCCGACGAACTGGCCGCCTTGAACCCCGCAATCGTCAACCCCAAACCCGGCGGTTATGCCGGTGGCAGCGCCGAACACCAGCGCCTGAGCCATGCACGTCTGATCGACGACAACGCCGCCCTTGAGTCCGCCTCCTGGGGCGCGTTCCAGATCATGGGCTTTCACTGGCAGCGCTTGGGCTATGCCAGCGTGCAAACCTTCGTCGCGGCCATGAGCGCCGACGAGTCGCAGCAATTCGACGCCTTTGTGCGCTTTATAGAAGCCGACCCCGCCTTGCACAAAGCCCTCAAAGCACGCAAATGGGCCGACTTCGCCAAGCTCTACAACGGCCCGGATTACCAGCGCAACCTGTACGACATCAAACTGCAGCGGACCTTTGAACGGCATCCAGACTGCAACTGCGGTCAGGCGGTGGCGGCATGATCGACCTCGACGAAGTCCGCGCCCTGCGCGTGCAAGACGGCGACCTGCTGGTGGTGCCCGAAAACACCGAAACCGAATGCATGCATGACCTGATCGAAGCGCTGCGCCATGTGCAGCCCGATGCACGGGTCATCATCATTCGTGGCCCGGTCGAGCATGTCGATATGGCAAGCATGAATCAGTTGGGCTGGTACCGCGCATGACCGCCATGCGCCAGGCGCTGTACGGGATTGCCCTGCTCGGCGTCTTGGCGCTGCTGGTATGGGGTCAGCAACAACGTATCGCCGTCGCTAAACAGGCCACGGCACTGGCACAGACAGACGCCAAAATCGCCCGTGCAGATGCCACCCGCAACCTGACAACCGCTACCACTCTGCGCAACACACTGAACCAGGAGCGTCAGGCCCAAAGCCAACTGCGCAGCCTGCACGACCAGTTGCGCCAAGGTCTGGCCCGGCGCGAGCAACAGATCGAGGTGCTTAAACGTGAAAACACTGTACTGCGTGATTGGGCTGTCCAGCCTCTGCCTGACGTTGCTCGCCGGTTGCGCAAGCGCCCCGCCCTTACCGGCGCCGACGCTTATCGTCAATGGTTGCCCGGCGGTGGTGCCGTGCCAACTGCCGGCGACCCGGCCAAGCCATAACGGTGACTTGCTCACCGATCAGGAGCGCACCGAAGCCGCATGGGCTGAATGCGCAGCCCAAGTCGATATGATCTTCAAACAGCAGCAGGCCACCCATGAACAAACCCGACAGCCTTCGCGCCCACTTGCTCGCCACCATTGCCGAACTCAAGCATAACCCCGACCGGATGCTGATCTTATCGACAATGGCAAAGTGCGCTGCACGGCA